ACGGTTCGTTTGGCTTTGCGCCCGGCTTTGATATGTAAAATTCGGAATTAAAAACCCTCCTCGGCTCAATGCCGGGGAGGGAATACCACAAGGGAGGTTACTCGCTTTTGATATGGGAAAAGTCGTGGAAAGCTGACCCGAGGGCTCGAGACGTTGCCGACAGGCACTATAACAGACAAAAACCGGGAACTCCACAATTCGTACCGCCGGGACGCGCTCTCGTGCTCTATACAGAGACGGAAACGGGGCGGGCTTTTTGGATAACATCGTATCCGTACGCGGAATATGTACGCCACGCGTGGGCGGGCGCGTGGGTATGCTCGGCCTTTAGAAACGAGGGCGCGGGCATAGCCTCCGAAATGATACGAGAGGCCGTCGCCGCAACGAGGGCACATTTTGGAGAGCCGCCGGAATTGGGAATGATTACATTTATCGACCGTAAAAAGGTAAAGCCGACCATGATACACGGTAAAAAGACGTGGGGATATACATACAAACTCGCCGGATTTAGAGAGGTCGGGGAAACAAAGGGGGGCTTGCTTGCGCTCCAACTCCTCCCCGCCGATATGCCGGAGGCAAGAGAAGCAAGGGAGGGCGAGACTTGAGACGCAGAAAAGAACGCCCGCCGAAATGGAAAATCGAGCACGATTGCCGCAAGTGCGACAACATTCGAGAGATACACGACCCGAAAAAGCGACGGGACGGCGACTATTGTATCGCTTGCCTCGAACGTCGGGAGAAACGGCTCCCGAGCCCGGTACTCCGGGACGAAATAAATAGAGTCCTACGGTGCGAGTGCTTTACGCCTATCCCGGAGGACGATACGGAGGCGAAAATATGAGACGTAAAAAGAAAAGCCGCCTCGCGGCGGTCGAGTTCCTCGGCGTTCTGACCGCTACGGCGGCTTTATTCATCAAGGCGCAGAGCGTAGCTCTTGCCTCGAGAGGCTATCACGCTATCGGCGGAGAGATTATGCTCTTGCTCCTACCTATTATATATTACCTCGCAAAGCAAACTATACGCGATTTTGCGGCGGATATTGCGGAGCTCATTCGCAATGCGCCGGAGGATTGATTATGCAAGGCAAAAGAAAACCGCCGACGCTTTGCGAGAGCGTCGGCGGGGACTCGTCCCGGAAAAGACGAGCGGTTACTCATACCTTATATATTATATCACTCTCCGGGACAGTATGCAAGCTCAAAAAAGCGGACGAAAAGCCGCTTTTTCGGGCTCGTATGGAATAGTAACTAACCGACCACCAACGGGACATACTCGGAGGGCATTACATGAGGACAACATACAGGGAGAAACGGTATGCTTGCGGAGAATATCTCGACGTTTATATCTACCCGGTATATTCGCAGATGAGCAAGACAGGAAAGCAAAGCAAGAGGAAACCCTCCTCTCCCGCTCAAAAGAAACTCAATCAAAGGCACAGAGAGGAGAAACTCGTCCGGCTCCTCCATGCGAATTTTACCCCGGACGACCTCGAAATCCATTTGACATACGAGCAACAGCCGGAGAGCGACGAGGAGGCGGCTCGATTAGTACGCAATTACATTCGCCGCGTACAGAGAGCAAGGAAACGCCTCGGGCTCCCTCCGCTGAAATACATAGTCGTTACAGAGAGAGGCTCGAGAAACGGTCGCTATCATCATCACGTTACATTATCGGGTGGAATGGATAGAGACGACCTCGAAAGCCTATGGGGTTTAGGCTATGCAAACTCCCGCCGTCTGCAATTCACGGAGAGCGGCCTTGCGGGACTCGGACATTACATCGTCAAAGACCCCGTAGGAAAAAAAGCATGGTGCGCCTCGAAAAATCTCATAGACCCCGAGCCGAGAACGAGAGACGGTCGCATATCCGGCAGACAGGCGGACGAGCTCGCAAGGGACACGACCAACAATGCGGAATTTGAAAAGCTCTATCCGGGCTATTTTCTCTCGGAGGCCGGAGCATGGCACAACGACATAAACGGAGGACGGTATATCGTCGCCCGGTTTTATCGCCGGGACGGTGTATTTATAAAACCGAAACGGAAACGGAGGCAAAAAGAATGACAGTAAACGAGTTTGCGAAAGACGTACACGAAAACGCCGTCGCGCATGGTTGGTGGGAGGGCGGAGAGCGCAGTTTTCCCGAGGTTGCCGCGCTCATTCATTCGGAGGTATCCGAGGCTCTCGAGGAATATCGGGACGGAAACCCGATTATTTACGGTTGTTGCGGCTTTCCCGGGGCGACTTGCGAACACGCGCAGACGTGCGACAAGCCTCACGGGGATAGCTCTTGCAAACCCGAGGGGCTCGCGGTCGAGCTCTGCGACGCAGTTATCCGCATTTTCGATTACCTCGCCTATTTGGGCGTGGATATTGAGGCCGTGCTCGTCGCAAAACATGAGTACAACAAGGGGCGCGAATACCGCCACGGCGGGAAACGTGCTTAATCGGTAGCACAGCACGAGGAGGGCGAGCTATGATTAACTATTTTGACGCGGCGGAGAATACCCTCCGCGCTCGCGGTATGCTCGATACTGCGCTAAACAATCTCGAGAAAAGAAAAGAGCGCATTTTGAGATACGCCGCTCCGTCGGAGTATCCCTCGGCGGATATGTCAAAGCCCTATACGAGCACGAGGGCGGTAAACGATACCCTCGCGGAGTGTGTCGAGCTCGCCGAGACTATGCGCGAAATCAGAGCCACGGAGGAGAAAATCGAGGAAATCGACCGCGTCCTCGGGCAACTGGAAAAAGAGGACGAGGAAATCCTCCGGCTTTGGTACATCGAGCACAGGAGCAAAGAGGACATAGCGGAACGAGTGAGCTACTCGTCCCGCACGTCCGTTTATGACTTGAGAAATAAAGCCGTCGCTAACTTTGCGCTCTTGTATTTCGGGGCGAGCGCGGGGGCTCATATCTGACCTTGCGGGAGCTTTTGAAAAAAGTCTGAACAGAAATTTGCTTTTCCTCGTGTTAAACTTATAGGCGTAAAGAGAGGTCGAGGGAAACCTCGCCGCCGTGCGCCTCACTCCGCGATAAGCGGGGCGGGGCGTTCTCTTTGCACTCACGGAGGGACAGTCTATGCGAGCATTTGCAAAAGCCTTTTACGAGTCGACGGCGTGGCGGCAGACGCGGGCATATATCCTCAAGCGGGACGCGGGGCTATGCGTCCATTGCGGAGAGCCGGGCGTTATCGTTCATCACAAGATAGAACTCACGCCTCGAAACATTGACGACCCTATGATTACTTTGAACGAGGATAATCTCGAGACGGTATGCCGGACGTGCCACGCAATCATACACGAGGGAACGCCTCCGATAGCTGATGGCCTCGCGTTCGACGCGGACGGAAATATAATCTCTGCGCCGCATACCCCCCGGGGTGTCCTCGAAACAAACCCCCATAAGTAACCGCGCCTCAATCCCGTTTAGAACTGCCCGGGTCGCGCGTATGAGGGGGGGTACACCGAGCGGGAGGAGGTTTTATACATTATATGGCGAAAGAAAAAAAGACATACGAGGAGCTCCCGATTTCTGAAAAAATCGAGGCAAAAAAGCGGAAAATTAAAAAACTTTTCCGCGATTTACCGCCCGAAAAAAAGCAGTTTGCCGAGGGGCTTATCAATCAATTTGCCGTTACCTCCGTCACGCTCGAGCGACTCGCTGACGAGATTAACAGCGGCGACTTGATAGAGGATTTCGTACAAGGAGCGCAACGCCTCCGCCGGGAGTCTCCGGCTCTCAAGGCATATAACACGACGATAAAATCGTACTCCGCCCTCACAAATCAACTCGTCGGGCTATTGCCGGAAAAATCTAAAAAGGCGGCGGGCGACGAGCTCATGTCGTTTATTACACAGCCCGCAAAGGTCGGCAAATAGTGAACTATGTCCGCGAATATTGGGGGCGGATTTCGAGCGGCGAAATCGTTACGAGCCGACGCGTAAAAGCCGTCTACGCTAAACTCGTGGCGGAAATGGACACGGCGGACGAGAGCTCGCCGTATTATTTCGACGAGGAGGTCGGCGAGCGTCCGATTATCTTCGTCGAGCGATTTTGCAAACAATCACAAGGAACGCTCGGCGCGTCTCTGACGCTCGAGCTTTTCCAAAAGGCATATATACAACTCCTTTTCGGGTGGCTCGAGAAAGACACGGGGTATCGCCGCTTTCGAGAGACGCTCTTTCTCGTGGGACGAAAAAACGGTAAATCGACGCTCCTCGCCGCCCTCGCGCTTTATATGCTCGTGGCGGATTACGAGGGCGCGGCGGAGATTTATAGCGTCGCCACAAAGAAAGACCAAGCGAAAAAGGTACTCACCGAGGCCGTAAACATGGTGAAGCAGAGCCCGGAGCTCTCCGCCATTCTCAAAAAGCGGCGCAATGATATTTATTTTCCCGCGACGGCCTCCGTCTTTGAGGCGTTGGCGAGCGACTCGAACACGCTCGACGGCCTCAACGCTCACGCCGTCATTATCGACGAGCTACACGCTATCCGCGACCGCAATCTCTATGAGGTTATGAAGCAATCGACCTCGAGCCGCCGTCAACCTCTCGTGATTATGATTACCACGAGCGGCACGGTGCGCGAGTCGGTTTTCGACAATCTGTACGGGTACGCTTGCGACGTGGCGGACGGAAAGCAGACCGACGACCGTTTCCTCGCTATTCTCTACGAGCTCGACGCTCGCGAGGAATGGATAGACCCGCAAGCGTGGATAAAGGCAAACCCCGGCCTCGGCGTTATCAAGCAATATACGACCCTCGCCGAGTTTGTCGAGAGAGCAAAGAAAAACCCCGAGGATTTACCCGGCGTACTCTGCAAGGATTTTAACATCAAGGCAACAGGCGCGGCCTCGTGGCTCTCTTATGAGGACGCGGTATGCGAGCTCACTTTCGATACAAAGCTCGTATATAACACCTACGCCGTCGGCGGGTGCGACCTCTCGGCGACGACCGACCTAACGTGCGCCTCCCTCATGGTGCGACGTTCGGCAGACGACCCGATAATCTACGTTCTGCAACACTATTTCCTCCCGCAAAAAAAGATAGACCAACTCGACGAACACAACACGCAAGAGGCTCCGTACAAGATTTGGGAGGAGCGGGGGCTCCTCACGATATGCGAGGGGGCTCGCGTGGACTATTCGGCGGTTACGGCGTGGTTTTGTCAAATGCGGGACGAGCTCAAAATCGACGCATATAAAATCGGCTATGACCGCGCTCTCGCCGGGTATTGGGTCGACGAAATGAAATCAAACGGCTTTGAAATGTGCTCCGTAGCACAGGGACCGTTTACATGGAGTCAGCCTATGCGAGAAATGGGAGCGGCTCTCGCTGATAAGAAAGTCAATTACAACAAAAACCCCGTTTTGCTTTGGTGTCTGACAAATACAGGCGTAAAGAAAAGCGGGGTAAATAACATTCAGCCCGTAAAGATTTCCGAAAAGCGGCGTATCGACGGCATGGTATCGCTACTTAACGCGTGGGTTATCTACGTTCGGGACTACGAGGACTATATGTATTTAGTGGGGTGAAAACATGGCAAAAAGAGGACTCTTTCAAACGATTTTCGGGAGCAAGGGCGAAAAGGCGGGAGACTTTCACGCGTACAAGCTCTTGAGCTCGTGGGAGTCGAACTTTACGCCGTACTCCGGCAATATGTGGGATATTAACACCGTCCGCGCCGCCGTGGACGCTTTCGCCCGACGTGCCTCGACCGCACAGCCGCGACACGTTCGCATATCCCCGGAGACTACGGTATCGGTAAACGACTATATCGACCGCATTTTACAGTACAAGCCTAACCCGTACATGACGGCGGCGGACTTTTACTATAAGCTCGCGGCGCAATACAAGGTATTTAATAACGCCATTGCGTACCCGGTTTACGACGAGTCGGGACGCTTGACGGCGGTATATCCTATCAACGCACAGTATTTCGAGCTCCTCGAGTATATGGGCGTTATGTATTGCCGTTTCCGCTTTGCGACCGGGCAAAGCTACATTTGCGAATACTCGAAAATTATCCACGTCCGCCGACATTTCCTCGAAAACGATATTTTCGGCGACGGAAACGAGCCTATCGGTACAGCCCTCAAGACGGCGAATACGTTTAATCAGTCTATGAGCAAATTCGCCGAGCTCGTGGCGGTCGTTCGCGGTATTCTGAAAGTCTCGAACGCGGTCAAAACCGAGGACTTGAACAAACGCCGAGACGACTTTATCCGGGACAACCTCCGAATGGAGAATAACGGAGCGGGCGTTATCGTTACCGACGCAAAGTACGATTACACGCCTATTTCTGATAAGACGACTCCTATCCCGTCGACGCAACTCTCATACGTCAAAGAGGAGATTTTCGACTATCTCGGCGTGTCAAAGGAAATCGTACAGAACACGGCGACCCCGCAACAGGAACAGGCTTTTTACTCCGGCGAAATCGCCCCGTTTTTCCATAGGCTGACACAGGCGTTTACAAACGCGCTCTTTACGGAGCGGGAACTCGGACACGGAAACCGTATCGTATTCGCGGCGAACTCCGTACAGTTTGCGACCTTGCCGGAAAAGGTAACGGCGGCAAAATTCTTGACCGAAATCGGCGCGGCAACGCTCGACCAAATCCTAACTATGTTCGATATGCCGACTATCGGAGGCGAGGAGGGCTCCCGCAGAGTCCAGACTCTGAACATGGTAAACGCAAAGCTCGCCGACAAATATCAAACGGGCGACGAGGGCGGCGACCCGCCCGCCGAGCCGACAAAAACAGACCCGCCCGCCGAGCCGCCCGCAGACCCGGACGGCGGCGGAACAGGAAAAGAGGAGGTATAAACGCTATGGCAATCAAACAGGGGCGCGAATATCGCGCCGTACAGGGCTTTAGCCTTGTACCTCGGGACGAGGGCTCGGAGGAGTACAAAGTCCGGGGTACGGCGGTCGTGTTCGATACTCCGACCGTTCTTTTTGAGTGCGACGGTATCGAGTACAAGGAAGTTATCGACCGCCACGCGTTCGACGAGTGCGATATGTCCGACGTGATTTTTAACTACAACCACGGCGGGAAAGTAGTCGCCCGGCTCCGCAATAAGACTCTAACGCTCGAAATCACAGAGCGCGGCCTCGATATTGCGGCAGACCTCGGCGGCACGACCGCCGGACGCGAGCTCTACGAGGAAATCGACGGCGGGTACGTCGATAAAATGTCCTTTTCTTTCAGCGTACGCGAGGCGAGTTACGACTCCGTTACGCATACTCGCACGATTACAAAGGTCAAAAAGCTATACGACGTGTCGGCGGTGGATATTCCCGCCTATAATGACACGTCTATTTCGGCTCGGAGCTTTTTCGAGGAGGAGCACTCGAAAGAGCTTGCGGCTTTGGAGCAAGCCCGGAGGCGAAAGAAACTTATAGCTTTGACATATTAACGCGAAACTCAACGCGTAACTTAACACGCGTGTAAGTTTGTGTTAAGTTACAACACAAAATTTTGATTTTTTGGAGGTTTTATTATGAACATCGAAAAGAGACGCGCAGAAATCGCCGCCCGCAAGGCCGAAATCCGCAATCTGATTACCACCGACAACAACGCCGATATGGACGCTCTCGAGAAAGAGCTCCGCGAACTGAACGAGGAGGATAGCAAGCTCGAGAAGCGACAGGCCGTCGAGCGTATGCTCAACTCCGGCGCAGTCGTCGCCTCTCCCGTTGCCGGAAACCCAGTCGCTACCCGTAGCGAGGAAATCGTCCCCGGCGAGGAGTATCGCTCCGCCGAGTATCGCTCCGCATGGCTCAAGACATTACAGGGCAAGCCTCTGACCGAGGCCGAGCAGAGAGCATACTCCACCGCCGCAAACTCCGCTTTGCCTATCATTCCCGAGACTACCGCAAATCAGATTATCAAGAAAATGTACGAGGTCGCTCCTATCTTGCAGAAGTGCAAGATTTTCCACGTCCCCGGCAATTTCAAGTTTGCGGTTGAGGACGTGAACACCGACGCGGCTATCCATGCCGAGAACGCCGCCATTACCGCCGCGAGCGACTCTCTCAAGTCCGTTTCTCTGACTGGCTACGAAATCGTAAAGCTCGTGAAAGCCTCTCGCGCCTCCTCCGAAATGGCCTTGTCCGCTTTCGAGGCTTATATCGTCGAGGTCGTCGCCGAGAATATCGCCCGCAAGATTGAGTATTACATCTTTGCGGGTACTGGCAACAATCAGCCCGGCGGCGTAGCTATCGCGGGCAAGGGTGCCAACGGCGCATACACCGACGGCGTAGACCAGATTACCGTAGCCTCCGGCGCAACCGCTACCGAGGCTAACGTCGTCGCTCTGTACGGTATGCTCGGCAACGGCTACGAGCGTAACGCTATTTGGGCTATGAGAAAGGCGACTTTCTTCTCCGACTTCTTCCCTCTGATGAACAAGAGCAAGAACAATCTCGTCGAATTTGCCAACGGCAAATATTACATTATGGGCGCGGAGGTCTACTTTACGGGCTCCGTCCTCGCGGGCGAGGCTTATCTCGGCGACTTCTCCTATATCGTCGGTAACTATTCTCAGAATATTACCGTCGTAAAGAGCGAGCACTCCGGCCTTGCTACAAACAGCATTGATTACCTCGGCTCTTGCGTCTTTGACAGCAAGCCCGCCGCCGGACTCGGTGCTTTCGTGAAAATGGCAAAGGCTACCGCTTAATGAGGAGGGCTCAACATGGCAGTTAGTAGCGAATACGTCGCAACTATCCGCCTACGCTTGAGAAATTCCTCGAACGCCCTCGACAGCGAAATAACCGACCTCATTAACGCCGCCCGAGCCGACCTCGTGCTCGGCGGCGTTCTTGAGAGCAAGGCGGCGGACGAAACAGACCCGCTTATCTTGCAAGCGATTTCGACCTATGTAAAGGCCGAGTTTGGACTCGATAACGACGACTCGGAGAAATACCGAGCCTCGTACAAAGAGCAGAAAAACGGCCTCGCGCTTTCGGAGACTTATATCGCGAGGGGGGAATAGCTCATGTATTGGCGCGACGTTGTAACGCTCAAGGCCGTTACCGACGGCAGAGACGCGGACGGCTTTCCGGCGGAGGCTATCACGGAGACGACCGTTTTCGCGGACGTTACCTCCACAAAGAGGAGCGAGTTTTACTCCGCGAAACAGGCGGGCGTAGACCTTGCGATTACCGTCAAGCTCCGCGCTACCGACTACAACGGTCAAGAGCGGCTCTCCTATGAGGGCAAAGAGTACAAGGTCGAGCGAGCTTATACACAGGCTCGGGAATACTTCGAGCTTAATTGCTCCGTGTTCCGCGAGCCGGAGGCAGAGAGTGAGGAGGCGAGCGAATGAACGTAAACCGACTTTTGACGGGTGCGCTCGATACCCTCCTCCCGACCGCTGACCCCGTGTATAAGGGCGACGCGACCGAGTATATCGTTTTCAACTATACGACCCTCCCGGCGGACTATGGCGACGACGACGCGGCTCATTACCGATACCTCGTGCAAGTCCATTTATACGCCCCGAACGAGAAAAACACGCTCGCATACCGTCGGGAAATCTCTCACCGCCTCGTAGCGGCGGGCTTTACCCGCCCGACGATTACCCCGGCACATGACGCGACCGGGCAACACTACGTTTTCGAGTGCGAAATCGTGGGAGGCGTTGACGATGGCTAATGTATCCGTATCCGGGCTCGACGAGCTTTTCGACGATTTGGGAGCGATTATCGAGCTCCCGGACGAGGTAGCTCTCGCAATGCTGACGGCGGAGGCCGAGGTTATCGCGGAGGCACAGGCGGCGGAGGCGGTCGCTATGGGCGTGTTTGACTCCGGCATAACGGCGGGAAGTATCACGCACGGTAAAAAAATCACACAAAGGGACGGCGAGCGTTGCCTCTATGTGTACCCGAACGGCACACGACGGGACGGAAACTCCCGACGGATTGCCGAGGTTGCGTATGTCAACGAATACGGTAAACACAATCAGCCCGCGCGACCGTTCATACAATCAGCAAACGAGAAATCGGCAGACGCGGCGGTCGACGCGGCGGCTCGAGTCTACGACGGTTATCTCAAATCTAAAAATCTTTAGGAGGTTTTACTATGGCACAGTTTGGCGCAAAGCGTCCTATTTTCGCGCCCGTGGCAACTACGCCCGACGGCGCACTCCCCACCTATAACGCCGAGAAAAAGGTCGTTATCGGTAAGCTCGTAAAGGCAGACCTCACCGTTACCAACGCCTCCGGCGAACTGTACGCCGACGACGCTCTCGCGGAAAAGGTCGATATGTTCGCCTCCGGCTCTCTCGCTCTCGAGACTGACGACAAGACCAACGAGGTACACGCCGCTTTGCATGGCGCGACTCTCGACGAGGAAACGTCCGAGGTTACGGACTCCGACGGCGACGTAGCCCCTCGCGGCGGCGTGACCTATTACAAGGTGATTATCCGCAACGGCGTACGCGTGTTCAAGGGAGTTTTTCTCCCCCTCTGTAACGCCATTCTCGGCAACGACAGCGCGGCGACAAAGGGCTCCTCTATCACTTTCGGCACGAGCGCGACCACCTTTACCGTTTTCCGTTGCAACTCCGGCGCATGGCGCATTACGAAAGAGTTTACCGACGAGGCGGCGGTTATCGCGTGGTGCGACGAAAAGCTCGGCGGAGCGGGCGCATAAAAACAAACAGAAACGGGAGACGAGGGTAAAATCTCGCCTCCCGTTTCGGCGATTGGAGGGTAACGCATGAAAGCGGCAAGAGTAAAGGTCGCGGACGTTGAGTATTATCTCGTATTCGACGGCGAGGCTATGTTTACAATTCGAGATATTTACGGCGGTACGCAACTCATGTTAGAGAAACTCGAGCCCGATACCCGGGAGAGCTTTCTCGAAACGTGCGCGGTCGCCGCTATCTTTGCAGAACGCGGAGAATTGCTCCGCCGACGTTTGGGCTATGAGCCCGGGAAAATCCCGGAAAAGGACGATTTCGCCCTCATGGTGAGGCCGTTCGAGATTGTCAATCTCAAGCGGGCAATTATGAACGCGGTAACGCTCGGGTACGGGCGCGAGGTAACGAGCCCGGACGACGACGAAATCGACGAGGGGCTCGTCGAGCTTAATCAAAAAAAAACACTATAAGGCGGGCGGATTATTACCGTATCGCCGCCTTGTGCGGAGTCTCCCCCGGGGAGGCTCTTTTTATGCCTCCCGGTGAGGTATTCGATATGTGGGAGCTCTACTTGAGAGCCCACGGTAAAAAAGGAAACAAGGAGGGCGACTAATGGCAACGCGCACTATTGCGACGAAATTAGCTATCGAGGGCGAGAGCGAGTATAAAAAGTCGCTCAAAAATATAAATTCGGAGCTCGGTACTCTGAAATCAGAGTTAAAACTCGTCGAGTCGGAGTTTGCCGGGCAAGCGAACAGTTACGCCGCATTGAGCGCAAAGGGCGAGGTACTCGGAAAGATGTACGCCGAGCACGAGAAAAAGCTCGCCTCCGCAAAGGATATGCTCGAGAAGTGGCAGAAAGCGCAAGAGGATTGCAATAAAGCGGCCTCCGCCGCAGAGTCGGAGGTATCGAGGCTCAAAGCCGAGCTCGACGCTCTCGGCGACGAGGCGGGCGACACGAGCGAAAAACAAGCCAAGCTCAAAGCAGAACTCGAGGCGGCGGAAAAGGCTCAAGCCGCCGCGAATAAGGCTTACGAGGAGGCCACTCGTAAATGCAATTCCTACCAAACGCAAGTAAATAATACCGAGGCCGAGCTAAACAAGCTCTCCTCGGAAATTGATAAAAACAACGGGTATCTGAAAGAGGCCGAGGAAAGCTCGGACGGTTGCGCGAAATCTATCGACGAGTACGGCAAAGAGGTAAAAGACGCGGGCGAGGACGCAGAGGACGCGGGCAAAAAGTTTGACGCGGTAAAAGTAAGTGTTGCCGCTCTCGGCACAGCCGCCGCCGCCGCGATTACCGCACTTGCGGCGGGAGCGGCGAAAGTAACCTCGGCACTTGTGGATATGACGACCTCGGGCGCGGCGTATGCCGACGAGGTTTTAACCATGTCGACGGTAACGGGCATTGCAACGGATACGTTACAAGGCTATATGTACGCCGCCGACCTCGTGGACGTTTCGACGGAAACGATAGCAAAGTCCATGCAAAAGAATATAAAAAGCATGGACTCCGCCGCAAGCGGTAGCGCGTCCTATACGGAGGCATACGAAAGGCTCGGCGTAGCGGTAACGGACGCAAACGGCAACCTCCGGGACGGAGAGGCCGTATATTGGGAGATTATCGACGCTCTCGGAGCGGTAGAGAACGAGACAGAGCGGGACGCTTTGGCTATGACGCTCCTCGGCAAGTCCGCGCAGGAGCTTAACCCGATTATCGAGCAAGGCTCCGACCGCATGAAAGAGCTCGCGGCAGAAGCGGCGGCGGCGGGATATATTTTGTCGGAGGATACGCTTAACGCATACGGCGCACTTCAAGACAATTTAGACCGCCTATCCGTCGGTGCGGAGGCGGCGAAAAACGCGCTCGGTACGGCATTGCTCCCTATCTTGACGCAACTCTCCGGCGACGGCGTTACCCTAATCAACGACTTTACAAACGCTATTATCGACTGCGACGGCGACCTCGGAAAAATGGCGGAGGTCGTCGGAGACTCTCTCGAGGATATCGTCGACAAAATCGGAGACTATGCGCCCGATATTATCGACCTCGCCGTCGAGGTCGTGGAGGGGCTCGCAAACGGGATTATTAAGAACGTGCCGAAACTCGTGTCGGTCGTCGCTGATATCCTCCCGGAAATCTCCGGCGCGATTATCGAGGCCGTGCCGACGTTGAACGACGCGGCAGTCTCAATTATTACAACGCTCCTCGAGGGGGTTATCTCCTCTTTGCCGCTACTGTTAGAGGCGGCGGTACAGATTGTCGCGGGGCTCGTACAAGGAATTGCCGAGGCGTTGCCGACGCTTATCCCGGCGGCGGTGGCGGCTATTACACAGTTAGTACAAACCCTCGTAGAAAATATACCGCTACTCGTAGACGCGGCTCTCCAACTCGTGACGGGGCTCGCGGAGGGCGTTATCGCGGCTATCCCGGTACTCCTCGAGGCTCTCCCGACTCTGATAGAGAGTCTCGTTACGACGCTTCTCGCCGCTATCCCGCAAATCATCGAGACGGGCGTACAGTTATTAACCGCGCTTGTGGATAACCTCCCGACGATTATCGAGACGATTATCGCGGTATTGCCGGAGATTATCGACTCGGTTATTACGACACTCCTCGACCATTTGCCCGAAATCGTGGAGGCGGGTATCGAGCTCTTGACGGCTCTCGTTACAGACCTCCCGCAAATCATTTTGACGATACTCGAGGCTATCCCGGAAATCATTTCCTCGATAGTCGATACCCTCGTCGACAATATCCCTCTGATTATAGAGACGGGCGTAAAGCTGTTAGTCTCGCTGATTAAAAACCTACCCTCTATTATCGCCGAGATTGTGCGAGCTATGCCGCAGATTATAACGGGCATGGTAAACGCTCTTGCGAACGGGGTAACGCAGTTTGCAGAGGTCGGCGCAAACCTCGTCCGGGGCTTGTGGAACGGTATCCAGTCTCTCGCCGGGTGGCTTTGGGATAAAGTCTCCGGGTGGATTTCCTCCATTTGGGACGGTATTTGCGATTTCTTCGGTATAGCCTCGCCGTCTAAAAAAATGGCGTGGGTGTCCGAAATGAACGTCGAGGGCGCGGCTCGAGGCGTTGAACAGAACAAGGGTAAAGCTATCAAAGCATACGGCGACATGAGCGACGAAATGCTCGCCGAGGTCGAGTCCGGCATAGCGAAAGTAAACGAGGAGCTCGCGGGCTCTATCGGTGAAATCGAGACGGGCTTTACGGCTCGGGCGACAATTCAGCACGTCGACGCGTCTATCCCCGGAGACTTGAGCGGATACGGTCGCGGCTCGAGCGTATCCGGCGGCGGCTCTACCACCGTAACAAATCATTTCCATATCGGAGAAATGGTCGTACGCGAGGAGGCGGACATTAAGAAAATCGCAAAAGAGCTCTACTCTTTGCAGAAAACGAAAACGCGCAGTAAGGGGGTAGTTATGGCGTGAGTTTGGGTTTTACATTCAACAACAGGCACAGCGCGGAAATGGGCGTTGTGTTTAAGAGCGTCGACCGTACGCTCCTCCCCGCAAAGCGGGTAACGCAGTACACTATACCCGGCAAGAGCGGGACGTACGACATAGAGGACGGATACGAAAACCGAGAAATCGTTTGTACCGTCTCTTTTGTCGGCGAGAATTACCACTATCAAGGCGTGAGGACAAGAGCTCGAGCGGTCGCCGAGTGGCTTTCCGGCGAGGGCTTGCTCGTCTTTGACGACGAGCCCGAGAAAGCGTATAACGCAAAGGTCGTCGACGGCGTGAGTATCGAGCAAATCGTCGTTACGGGACATTGCGAGGTCGCTTTCGTATGCTCGCCGTTCGCCGAGTCTTTGTCCTACAATCAACAGGCCGTGAGCTCCGTATCCCTCCCGCATACGGAGACGATTAACGTATCCGGCTCGCAAGAGACGGACGGGCTAATTTATATTACGGCTCGCGGCGCAATCTCGACTTTGACCGTAACACGGTTGAAAGTGAATTAAAAAACGGAGGTAAAAAATCATGGGAGCACTCTCTAACGTACACGCTACAAGCCTTTTGAATACGTCTTTGAGAAACGGGACGTATTACCTCGCTTTGTTTCTGACCGACCCGACCGCAAGCGGCACGGGTACGGAGGTATCCGGCGGCGGTTACGCCCGAAAGATTATCGCTTTCGGCACTCCGTCCCTTGTATCCGGCAAAGAACAGGTAGCAAACGCCGACTCCGTGGATTTCGGCACGATGTCCGCAGACCTCGGCACGGTGGCCTATTGGGGCATTTACGACGCACAGAGCGGCGGTAACTTGCTTTGGTACGGCTCTTTTACCCGTAGTAAAAACGTGCTGAACGGCGACGCTATCACGGTATCGGCGGGGGCTATCGTCTGCACATTGTCGTAACGAGGAGGCGAGGATATGTATAACCGCACTCCGTATAACAAAACGGCGTACAACCGAACTGCGTCGCTCGTTTTCGAGTGGCTCGCCACGGCAAACGCGGAGACGGCAACCTCGGCGGCGGTTAAAATCGTCCGATACCTCGACGGAACGGTCGAGGCGGTAGCTACCTCGAGCGGCGTTATCGTTCGCGTTCTCTTGCCGTCCGCTATCGCGGCGGCGGAGAGCGGGAGCGTTGGCGACTACATTCGTACGATATTCCTCGACGCACTCGCCGAGGCGGTATCCACGGCAAGCGGTACGGGCGTTTCGACGTACGGCTCCGTTACTATGGTTATCGAGGGCGTGAATATGGTCGCCGGAGACGAGCTCATTATCGACACGGAACACATGACCGTAACGCTCAACGGTGCGAACATCATCGACCGCGTGAGCGACGAGAGCGAGTTTTTCAAGCTACAACCGGGCATTAACGATATTATCGTCGAGGGCGGCACAACGGCGGACGTTAAAATCTTGTGGAAAGATAGGTGGTTATAATGGCAAAACCGCAGATTTTTAACCGCAATATGAAACGCCTCGCCTATCTCGATAACGCTATCTCCGTCGGGTATTCCCTCGAGCTTAATTCCCTATGGACGGCGACGTTTACCCTCCCGGCTGACGACCCGAAAAATCAGTATTGCGCTCCGTTGAACTACGTCGAAATCTTCGACGGCGACGAGCGTATCGACCTTTTCGTTATCATCGGGGAGGATTTGGAGCGCGGCGACGGAGCGACTCGCTTTTACAACTGCGAGCACGTCCTCTCTACGCTCCTCTCCGATATTCTTTTCCAGTACCACCAATACGGCGGATACGGTATCAAAACCGCCGACGTACTTAATTACATTCTCGCCCGGCAGACGGTCAAAAACTGGACGCTCGGAGCTTGCGATTTCTCCCGATATTTTGAATATAATTGGGAAAACTCGACCCTCCTCGCCGCCATCTTTGCCGTCCCCGAGTGTTTCGAGGGTGAATACGTTTGGTCGTGGGATACGACCGTCTATCCGTGGACGCTCTCGCTCACGGCTCCGACCGAGGAGCTCAAGAGCGAGATACGCTACGCAAAGAACATGACGAGTATAAAAAAGACCGTGGACGCGACCGCTATCGCAAACCGCGTATATGCGCTCGGCTATGGCGAGGGTGTAAATCAACTGACTATCAAGGCAGTAAATAACGGCTCGCCGTATGTGGAGGACGCTATCTCTATCGAGGAGTACGGCCTCCGTTCGACCGTCCTCGTAGACACGAGGTACGAGCGGGAGGAAAACCTCAAGGCATACGCCGAGCAAATCCTCGCGGAGCTCAAAGACCCGTACGTCTCGTACGAAATCGGGGCTATCGACCTCCACCGTCTGACGGGCGACCATTTCTCGAGATTTAGGCCGGGCGAAATCGTCCGCGTCGTCGACACGGCGGACGGAGTAAACCTCCGCACCCGTATCGTACACGTTGAAAAAGGCGATACCGAGGGCGACCCCGGGAGCGTGACCGTTACCATTGCCAACAAGACGCAAGATATAGCCGGGAGCATTTCCGACTTGCAAAACCGCGCTCTTATCGGCGAAACGTACGCACAGGGCGCGACAAATCAGCAGATTTACAATTTCTCCGATAACGCAGACGCAGACCACCCGGCGACACTAAAACTCTATATTTCCGCCGACGTGGTGCGTATTAACAAAATGCTCCTCAATATTCAGTTTGAGGCGTTTCGTGCGTTCGAGAAAGCCGTAGGCGGTGGCGGCGGTCAAACCACATCGAGCGGCGGCGGGCAGACGACAAGCTCCGGCGGCGGCTCTACGACCTCCTCCGGCGGCGGCTCTACGACCTCCTCCGGCGGCGGACAGACCTCGAGCGCGACCGGGCTAACGTCAAGCAATACGCAACACGACTCGAGCGACGACGGCGGCACAGGCGGCGCAAACCATAACCACGCTATCGGCAGAGGTACAAAGCTCGCGACGACCGAGGACGGCTCCGCGATAAGCGGATACGTTACATGGGTGCCGTCCGGCAAACACACTCACCCGGCACATACGCACGAGATTTCGGCGCATACGCACAGGGTATCAGCGCATACGCACTCGGTATCCGCACATACGCATACCGTTTCCGCGCACACGCACACAGTACAAAACCACACTCACGCCCTCGAGTTTGGTATCTACGAGGGAAAACGAGCGTCCTCGGCGACTATCAAGGTCGACGGGGCGACGATACCGACCCCGGAGCAATACAGCGATATTGACATAGTGGAATATCTCTCGAAAGACGATAGCGGGAAAATCCGCCGTAACACATGGCATACGGTCGAGATACTCCCGGACACTATGAGCCGTATCGTCGGAGCGGTATTCTCTCAAACATTTTGCAATTCTCGCGGCGGCGGGGATTATTAACGAGGAGGTATAGAAATGTCCGAACTCTTGACAATGTACCCGGCGCAAGCGAACTCTCCCGAGACTTCGCTCTCCGGGGCTCTGACGGCGGCGGGGACGACCGTAAACGTCGTCGACGGCTCCGTATTGCCGGACGCTCCGAATTTGCTCACGATTGGAGCAGACGGCGGCTCGGCGGAAACGGTGCTAATGACAGCGAAAAACGGCAACACTCTGACCGTTGAGAGAGCGCAGAACGGCACGACCGCCCGCGCATGGTCGGCGGGCGACGTTATCGGTCGCTATTTCACGGCGGCAGACCAAACCGCATTACAGGAAAATATTAACCGACTGAACGAGGGAAAGGCGGAAAAGCCGAGCTCTGCGACCTCCGGCAACTTCGCCGCCCTCGACGCAAACGGCAACCTCACCGACAGCGGCAAAAAGCCGGGCGACTACGCCGCAAACGACCATACGCACAGCGGCAAGGCCGACAAGGTATCCGGGGCGACCTCCGGCAACTTTGCCGCCCTCGACGCAAACGGCAA